TTGCAAGAGATCCAGATTCCTTGAATCACATTTTTGCGAAGCTTGGCTTATCTCCAACGAATGCCGAGTTGGATCCAAATAGCCCTAATTTAGGGGATGATTACGTCACCCGGATGCTGGATGATGAAACCCTTCCAGCCACCGCTGACGATCCCATCACCGGCGAGGGAGATCAAGCCGCACCTGCGCCACCACCGCTAGGCCCGGCCCCCGCTGCCTCACCACCAACCCCGCCGGCCGCACCGACACCACAACAGCAAAGCTCTGCTGATCGAGCTATTGGAGCCAATCTTCTTGGGAAAAACCCAACCCCAAGAATGCAGGAAATTTTCAAAAGCATTCAAAGATCATCGGTTGGTCAATAACTCTAATTATCGTGCGGCTTGTATCCATCTGGCATAGGTGGATACATCTTCCTCATTAAACTATCTTCATCCGATGCGTTTCCAAGGATATGTGCGGCCACGGCGTTGAGTGGATAGGCGAGCTCTCTGGGCGAAAGCATCGTCTTGAATTGTCTGGCCGCAACGATCACGATCAACTCGTAAACATCTTCTGGCTTTTCAACCTCTAATTCATCGCGTACACTTTCCGCCAGTTCGTTGATCTTTTCTGCTGTTCGGTTGAGAACTTCTTCTCTGTCCATTGGAGCCTCTCTCTCATGGTGCGAAGGTTTCACAGTAAATTCCGGGCAAGAAAAACAAAAACGGACGGTATCACTTTTGATTCCCAAAAGGAAGCGATGAGGTATTTGGAATTAAAGGCCCTCCTCGATCAGGGAAAAATAAAAGATTTAAAATTACAATTTAAGTTTGATTGCGTAGTCAATGATCAAAAGATTTGCTATTACCTGGCTGACTTCGTTTACCTTGATTCTAAAGGGAAAACCGTGGTCGAGGATGTGAAATCCGAATATACCGCAAAAAATCCAGTCTACCGCTTGAAGAAAAAGCTCGTGGAAGCACTACATGATGTGGTTATTACTGAGGTAAAATAGGTTGACAGTCCTTTTTATTTCAGGTAGCGTTTTTATCAGCCAAAGACGAGAGTGAGGTGTGCAGCCATCTTAGGATGATGTGGGGTCAGACGGGGGTGTTGCTGGAGCGGTAGTTCATGCACGGCGCATCCTCTCAAGGGGCATTCTGGCCGCTCTCGATTGCTAAACAGAGGAGGAAATCTCATGAATCGCCGGGTAATTCCGGCAGCCAGTAGTAATTTATAATTCTCAAAATGCACGGCAAAACGAAAGGCACGGCCAAGCCACGCCAATCAAAGTTTACGCCCTGCCAGGAGAAACAACATGGCAAAGACAAAGCTTCAAACCGATCTGGAACAATTCGAAAACACCCTTCTATCATTAGGCCAAACGGACAAATACAGCCCTTTATTTGCAATGGGCCTAATGGCATCAGCCGACCTGGCTGTCAAAGCGGCTCAGGCCGCAAAGAAAAAGATTCAATCCCTCCTGAAGCAACATCACCACGCAACAACCAAGCACCTGTTCGCCATTGACGGTAAAGATACCGGCACGGTGAATCAGCACTTCGGCCCCCTTCACCTTCTCAAGATTGTCATTCGAAAAAAGGTGGACTGGGAGCAGGAGCATCTCAAGTTCCTCCTGAACGATCCTGAGGTTGCTCCATATATCGAAGCGAAATACAGCGTCAAAGAGGCCGAGTACGATAAGGCCCCTATTGCCATCAGGGATAAACTTGATGGTGGCCGTACCGTGGTGCCGTCCGATCCTGTATTTTCAATAGAGGAGAGGAAATAGCCATGGATTTGGTCAGTAGAGAAGATAGAAACAAAGAGCAAAGAGGGCAGAAGATTGCTCTCATCGGAGAAAGCGGCGTTGGTAAAACAACACAGCTTTTCTCGCTCCCACCCGAGAAGACCCTTTTCATCGATCTTGAGGCGGGCGACCTTGCGGTGGACGAGTGGGAAGGCGTTTGTATTCGCCCGAAAACTTGGGAGGAATGCACCGACATTGCTGTTCTTGTCGGAGGTATCAATCCTGCTTTAGCTAAAATCAAAACCCAGTACAGCAAAGTTCACTTCGATCATTGCATCAAGAAATACAAAAAGCTTTACGAAAGAATTCAAGATCTTGAATACCTGTTCGTGGACTCCCTGACACACACGGGGAGGCTTTCTTTTCAGGAGACTTCCAATACCCCCGAAGGGATGAAGGATGCCCGGAAGGCTTACGGAACGCACGGCCAGAACATGATCAAGTGGCTTACCCAGCTTCAACAGGCCAGGCACATGCACGTTATCTTTCTTTCGATTTTGAATAAAAAGATGGATGACAATGGTGGCCGGTATTACGACATGCAGATCGAAGGATCGAAAACGGGCGAGGAACTTCCAGGTATCGTGGACGAACTGATCACGATGACAGTCATGGATGAATTCACTCCAAATCCGTACCGAGCTTTCGTTTGCAAAAAACTCAATCGCTGGGGATATCCTGCCAAGGATAGGGCCGGAAAGCTCGATGAAGTAGAGCGGCCTCACCTTGGTGAGCTTATCGAGAAACTCAAAAGGCCAAGATCACAAAAGTTGTTCGACACACTCAATTTCGATCTCCCGGCACCGACAGCCATTGCCAACGCCGAGAACAACCCCCCTGAGAAGGAGCAGGTATAATGCCTTTAGATTTTGGTACAGACGAATACAAGGGTTCGGGAGAATATAACGTTCTCCCGCAAGATTCAGTTGTTGTTTTGAGAATCGATCTCGAAAGGGATAAGGAAAACCCGGATCCCAACAGCAACCTGTTTTACCATTCCACTCAGCCCAATTCGAACGTGCTGTACATGAAATGGAAGTTCACCGTTCTGAATGGTGAGTTCACGGATACATGGTTCAGGAATAACCAGACCGTGGCCGGCGGAAGCACCAACGCTACCGGGCAGTCGAAGGGAGCGGTTATCACTGGTCGCATGGCGAGGCAAATCATCGAATCCAACCGCGGGATCAGGTCGGACGCAACCGATCCGAACAGCGCGGCGGCCCGAGTTCTTCAGAACGATTGGCCGGATCTGGATGGGATGATCTTCCTTGGAAAGGTAGGAGTCGAACCGGCCTCCGCCGGGTATTCGGCCAAGAATAAGTTGGTGGCCGGTATCCCGCCCGACCACAAGGATTTCTACGAATGGCGCACTGGCGGCCCTCAAGCGGCTCCAGCGGCCCCTATGGCTCCCATGGGCGCACCGGCCGCCGCTCCTGCGCCTCCCACAGCCGCTGCGGCCCCTGCTGGCGCACCCGGCGCCCCTGCGGCGGCTCCTGCGGCCCCCGCTGGCGGTCTGACGGGCGGTTTCGCGCCTCCCCCAGCCGCCGCCTCCCCCCCTGCTGGCGCACCTGCCGGTGGTGACGGACAGAAACCCGACTGGGCCTAGCTAATCGTGCCGGGGATCCCCGGCCGCACGGTCAGCCCTGAGGGAAGGTTCTTTGTGTCAAAAGCCTGAACTGCCCCCTCAGGGCTGGCTATCTGGGGGCGAAAATGATTCTGCGAGAATACCAAGAAGAGTGTGTTGGTTGCGTAATCATAAAACTGGAAATAGAAAATAACACCCTAGTTATCGCACCTACCGGTGCGGGAAAAACCATCATTTTATCTGCACTCATAGAAAGATTTATCGGCTTCGGCGATTCTTTGTTTCAGAAAAGGGTCATAATTCTTCAGCATCGCCTGGAACTGGTAAAACAAAACTCCGAGAAGTTTTTGCGTGTTGCTCCTGATTTCCTTTTAAGAACAAGTATCCTCACTGGGCAGGAAAAAGACGCCACTGGAAGCGTGGTGTTTGCCACAGTTCAAACACTTTCCACTGAGTCTGGCCTTAAATCTGTTGATCGAATCGATTACTTAGTGATCGATGAGGCTCACCACTCAGCCGCTGATACCTACACAGAAACCATTGCTCATTATCGAGCCATCAATCCCGACCTGAAAGTTATTGGGCTGACCGCCACAGCTGATCGCGCCGATGGAAAAGGCCTTGGCGATACCTTCACGAATGTGGCCTATAAGATTGAAACCGACATGCTCATCGAGATGGGCTATCTGGTGCCGCCTGATAGCTATGTCATGGATATCGGCATCAAGGATGAAATTGATGGCCTAGATAAAAAGATGTCCGAGAAGAAATTCAATCAGGCCTTGGCCGGACTCTACGAGCCAGTGCAATATCGGGTGGAAGAGGAATGGAAGCGAATGGCTCCCAAGAAACATACCATCTGCTTCTGCACCACCATCGATGAAGCTGTGGCCATGGCTGAACTATTCAAAGATAAGGGCCATAGTGCCGGGGTTGTTCATTCAAAATTACATAAAAAAGAAAACAGACTTGCAATAGATCAATTTCATTGCGGGGAGCTTCAAATACTTTTTAATGTCGGCATCCTGACCGAAGGGTTCGATTGCCCGACAGTGAACTGCGTGATGCTCATGCGCTCATGCTCCGCCAAGTCCACGATGATCCAGATGGTAGGCCGAGGCCTTAGGCCGATAGTCGAGGAGAAGGATCGTTGGATGGAAAAGATGGATTGTATGGTGTTGGATTTTGGTGACAGCCTGAGAACCCACGGCACCCTACGCTCTGATGTAAATCTCGAGGAAGTCCAGGCGGCCCGGAAAACCTCAACAGTCATCCAGCTTATGTGTCCTGAATGCCATAAGCTCATCTTGGTTGAGGAGCATGATGAGTTTTGCCCGAAATGCGGGGAGCGTATTTTCGAGGCGATCGAGGATGCGGCTGATAAGACCGCACGAGGGGCTGAAGGCACTGGGCGGATACCGCTCAAGAATTTCACCATGGAACCATTCGACCTGACGAAGAATTCACCCTTCGCCTGGATGAACATGACCAAGATCTTCCCGAACATCGGCACTCCCATCATGGTGGCCGCCGGCATGGATCATTTCGTGGCCATACAGGAGATAGAGGGCGGCGGCTGGGTGGCTATCGGGATGCCAGAGAAGGGTCCAGCTGTATTGCTGGGCATTGGCCGTGAATCCATGGCCTTCGCCTATTGTAATAATTACATGTCGATGCACGAAAATGTTTCTGGCTCCAAGAAATCATCTTCGTGGCATGGTCAGGCGCCATCCGACAAGCAATATAAACTCATCGCAAATCTTGGCTGGAATCCTCAGCAAGGTGATGAGTATCCCGAGAATAGGTATGAGGCCGCATGCATCATTTCTTTCGTGTTCAATAAGAAAAAGTACATGGGCGTCCTAGACGCTGTCATGGAAGGGAGGAGCAAAGTTAATGATGAACATTGATACACGAAGAGCATTAAATAAAATTCAGCGATTACTCGACAAAGGAGAAACGGTTTCCGCGGCGGCTGCCAAGGTCGGATGGCGGCGGCAAAGAGCTCACGCCCATGTAGCGAGGGGTAACCTTTCTGTTAGAGGTGATGTGGCGATCACTACCCTGGTTGACAGTCCCGAAATATACAAAAGGTTTGGCAAGGTCATCTCCGGCATGATTAAGGGTGGAAGGTACGGCGGCCATATGGCAGCGATGCCCCGAGGATTCCTAGATCTCGTTTCTGATGTCGATGACAAGAAGGCATACAACATCGTGGTAACAAGATTCGCTGAATGGCTTTTGTCTCATTTTAGTGATCGAAAAGACCTTAGAGGTCATATGCGCTTCATCAGGTATTGCGCCCGAAAAGACATCAGCCTTCTTCGGAAGGTATGTGTGGCGAGGTATCTCAATGGCAACGACTAAGAAATGGGAATTTCTGAAAGACGATGAAATAGTTTACTCCTCCGGCCTCGACATCTTCGGCGACCTTGAACACCGGGCGTGGGCTAAATGTATTCCGAAAATAGGCGAGATCATGGGGGGTATGGGCTGGGAAAAACGCCTCAAAGATCTCACCAGAGATGATATTAGGCATCTTATTCTCACGATCACTTTGGAATTTGAAAAATGGATGAAGGCCGAGTTGGGTGAAGATGAAAATAACGTGCAACCGTTTTTCGATTTCAAACTAAAAATACCATTGGCGCCTACGCCAGATGAGGAAATGGAAAAAGAGAAAGCGGATCCAACGCCACCACCCGCCGGCCTCATTCCGCCTGGCATGGAGGCACCAACAAAACCAAGGACAGGGCCTGTAACTGACGATGATTTTCCATTCTAGGGAGAGAGAAGATGCCACTAATGCTGGGCAATAATTACTTCACCAGGGTGATCAAAGAGATAGAAAAGGGGCAACTCAAAAAGCATAAAAAAGAAAAGCCCCGAAATTATATTGGCGGCTCTGGCCTTGGCCATGAATGCGAGAGGCGCATTCAGTACGACCTGACACATCCAACCATGAAAGAAATACCCGAAATGCGAATGGTTCGCATCTGGGGCCTTGGCGATAAGGTTGAAGATTACCTTGAAACGCTCATGCTGGATGCTGGATTCGATCTCCGGGCTATTCAGACGAATGACGAAGGATTTCCTCTTCTTAATGAAGAGGGATGTCAGCAACAGTACGGCTTCGAAATGGGCGGCGGAAGGGTTCAGGGCCACCTAGACGGCATTATTATGGGTGGGCCGAAGATTATGGATTACCCAGCCCTTTTCGAGGCCAAGTCCATCAAACATGCGAACTTTAAAAAGTTCGTTGATGGGGGTGTGGCAATAGCCAACCCGACTTATTACGCGCAGGTTCAATTTTACCAAAAGTGCATGAACCTTTTAAATCCCGCCCTATTTCTTATGATGAACAAGGATAACTCCGAGATCTATGCCGAGCTTATCCCGCATCACGCAGCGTTCGCAGATTCTCTGGTTGCAAAGGCGGAGCGAATTCTGGATTCCACGGATGCTGGTGTTCTTATGCCAAGAGGCTTTGCGAATAAAACGGTCAGGCAGTGCAGGTATTGCGACTTTCAAAAAGAATGCTGGAAAGAACCGGAGGCGAATGCACCTGAATGGGCGGGATAGATCTAGGCCAGTTCGGCAATGAAGAACGGCGAGAGGTCAACCCCCATA